GGAACCATCAGACGCACGCTGCGCTTTAGACGGATGAAAACAAGGCACAAAAAAACCGCCCCTAGAGGCGGTAACCACCGCGTTGAGGCGCGGGCGCGACATTAAGTCGCTTGGTATGGGAAACATGGCGCCGGAAGGCTCCGGCAGCCTGAGATTTTCCCTGAGGCTTTCTAGATAACGGTCGCATAAAAATCCTTTTAAAAAGGAAACAAAGAAGACACCAAGGTGTCACCTAGAACAGTTATATCGAGTCAACCACTGTTCTAGTTTAGACCTCCGCCGGAGGCTCGTCAAGAGGCGCCACAACGGGCGCAGGAACCATTCCGAGGCGTACAGCCTCGTCACGGTTAGCATCATCGTCACAGAACGCTACGAAAGACGCAGGGTCATTGCCAAAACGAGTACGCAAGTGCGCCGGCAAACCCATAAAAGCACGATCGGCACGATCAATCAGATTCAAGGCAGTCTGATAATCAGTAACACCATTGAAATCACCAAAAGAAGGAACACGCGTGCCCTGGGGCAGCGGATTCCCAATACCGAAGCGGCGAATCAGAGTATTGATATCAGCCTCTTCAGCGAAAGACTGCTTGGTGCGACCAGCACCATCGCAAGAACAGTCGAGCCCAGACAAATCAGAGGCCTCCTTAAGATCATAATTGTACGCAGAGCGAACAAACGGAAAAACAACCTTCATAATTACCTCCGTAAACGTTGAATAATAGCTCCGGTAGCAGAAACCTTCGCAGCAGAAGAAACAACACCAGACGCTTCACGGGCCCAAGGAATCTTGTGGCCCAAAGACGTCGAAAACATATCGGCAAAAGCCTTTGCCTCTGGAACCTGATAACGGTGCAGGATGGTCTCCACCTTAGTACGCGCGGTATGCGCATCAGTGAGCTCACCATCCTTAGCGAGATTCGCGATCTCAGCATTGATCTTCGGAATCTCTAGTCTCCCGACCTCGTTCCTCCATTGAACAATCTCGTTTTCATGAACAAAACGAGCCCAAACTTCAGAGAAAAAAGCAGGCTGACGCAGAAGCATCTTAGCCTGAGCAGCAGCGGTCTCCTCAACGTCGCCGCGATAACCCTCAGTACGAGTCTCAGCATTAGCCTTAGCAGAATGAGCGGCATTGAGACCAGTAGCAGAATAAGCCTGAGCAGCATTAGCACCCGCCTGATACGGCGAAGATAAAACAGGCAACTGATAAGAAGGCGTAGAAGCGCCAGTACGGTTAGCAGACAAAATCGGATTAAGCCCGGCAGCGTTAAGGTCGGCGACCTCACGCTGGTGGGCAGATCCGGACATGCGCTCTTCGAAAGCGCGCTGGTCAGCAGAATTTTGCGTATTAGCCGCATTAATTTCCTGCTGAGAATTGCGCCCCATAATCCCATTAAAGAGAGAAAGACCCGCCGAAATCTCCGGCGCGCCAATCCCAATGGCAGAGCTAATAGAATCAAAGAGACCCATTAGAAATGGTCAATCATGCCAGGCACTGAGTACATCGGCAAAGGCCGCGCAGCCTGGACATTAAAAAACGAATCAAAAATAAACTGATAACCGGTGGAAGTCACAGCGACCACACGCGAAACAGGAGGCGTACTCTGAATGAACGTCGTGTCCAACACCGGAAGAGAAGTGAACTTCTGAGCAAGATGCCAAGCATCCAACGGAGTGGCATCGGTGGACCGGAAATACCCAGTAACCATTGAGGGGTCATAACGGTATTCAGCCCACCGTTCTTGGTAGCCGAAGACCAAAGCATCATTAGCATCACCCTTAACATAAATCTCCTTATTAAGAATAGTCTGCTCACCGAGCATACAAAAAACAGGCTCATAAAAATCATAACGCGTAGAACGCGACCACATACGGGCTAAGCCCTGCTGATAAGTCAAATCAGCGTCAACAACAACAATCCCAAGCACGACGCCATGCTCAGTGAAAGATTGTGAAAAACCGTGGCCGCCGCCCTGGGCAACCATGGTGCCAATAGCAGCGAGCGTGCCCATAGGCGTAGCACCACCGGTAAGACCAGTCTGAGCAGTCTGAGCAATAGGATTGATATTAATAGGCGAAGTAGAACCGCCGAGATACTCAGAACGCTGAAGACGAAAATCGGGGTTTTGCACCCCGAACCTAGCAAGAATAGACTCGGTATACCTCGTGCCACCTCGCGCATCACGCTCGAGCAACCGCTGAATCTGAAACGCCTGACGAATCTGATTGATCGTCGCGGCGGTAGCAGAAGACAAATCAGCATACAAACCAGAATCATTAGAACCAAGCAACGACTTACTGGGAACACCCCAATCCCTACTGGCAGTCATCGCACCAGTAGAATGGTCACCACCCAAAGTCTGATTTAACGCCCCAGTCTTAGCTTGAAGAATACTGGAACTGTTGTAATACATACCAGCGACGGTAGTACCATCAGTCAAAGCCATAGTCTTTCCAGTGCCATAAACAGGAGCAGACGTGCCGAGCGGCATCGTCACTGCCGTGGCCCCTTTTTGGGGCCACGGCAACGCGCCCGTGAAATAATCCTTACGCTTCCCGCGGCGTAGTAACACATAGTTGGAATATGTGTCTGGACCATCTCCGAGGTCAACAGTGACGGAATTTTGCAAATTCTCGTCACGAAACCAATCATTATAAATCTTGTTATACGCGCGGATCGGCAAGGAAGAATGAGAAACGGTAGCGGCAGCCGCTACCTGACCAACGGTCGGAAGACCGTAATAGTCCTGCAAAGTGCCATGCACATAACCAGAAGCAGGACACACCATTTGAGGAATGGTGTAAGAAACGGAATCAGCAGGGTTCGTCTGCTCACCCTGAAAGTTAACCCAATGATTCCAAAGTAGACGATAAGGAACAAAAAAGAAAAAAGACGTCAAACTCATATTATCCATAATCGGATAAATAGGCGTAGCCAAGCGCGCAAAGGCATTCATGGACAGATTAAACGTGTCACCTGGAAGCACTTCGGCGCAATAGACTGGCACAAGGTAGCCAGCATCAAAAGTCGTCTTATGCGCCTTTTGAATAGAAAAAGAAGAGCGGGGAATCTCAGCCCGCGGAATCATCGCAAATTGATGGACATTAACAGACTGATTACGGTGCATGAAAGACCCCTAAAAATTAAACAAATAGAACAAATATGAACAAACCGGAAAGCTAAACCGGTTTAGCAGTGATCAAATCCTTGACACGGCAAACACAAACAACTGGCGAAAGCGCGGTAAACACGCCTGAAACATCATCAAACTCGCCAAGATGAAAAACCTCGAAATCCTCGGGATGCTGATAGAGGGCATTATCGGCAGCCGCACGATTAGCCTCATCACCAACAGAGCGAACAGCAGCAGCGATCGCAGGAACAAAAAACGGCTGACCGTACAAACGAGAAGCCGAATCAAAAACAGAACAAATGGACTTGACAGACATTAGAGACTCCTAGAAAGAGATGAAAAACGGGAAGTAACAATAGACTCCTTCACCAACAAACGCGCCTCAGAATTATCAAAACGGCGCGCCAAACCATCCACCTGAGCTTGAAGAGCTATCGCCTCACCCAGTGTGGAATTCTTAAAATACCTACGGTAGTAACGCGGAATATTACATTCCTTGCCATTTACAACAACGCGGCCATCACGAACATCAGACCAATAAAGACGAAGCCAATCACGACCAACAGCAGAACGCAAAGACATGCGATTAAATTCGGGTACTCGTGAGAAAAACACCTCACCGGTGTCCGGTTCCGTATATGGAACCGGTAAAGCATAATGTGCAGTCGCAGCCTGGCCGGTAATCTTAGAGCAGACATAACGCGCAACATAGGCAGCGCTCTCAAAAGTAACAGCACCAATAGAAGAAAAACCAAACGGCCAAAGACGCTCGAGCTCAGGAGAGCGATACAACGGGTTATCACCCTGACGAATCAAATACTGATCCGGAAAAGAACAATTAAACAAAAGAGCGTGAAAATGAGGTCGACCAAACTTAGCACCATACTCACCAGCCATATAAAACCTGACGCCAGCATGCTTCTTACGAAGCCGCTTCATAAACGTCTGGAAATGGCGATAGATCAATGTAGGCACCGAATGCGCCTCGTCATATGTGAGAGTGACAAAAGCGTTTTGATCGAATAGGGAAGCTTCGTGCAAACAACGCACAGCCCACTGGCGTGAGCGCTCAAGCCGACAGCCAATACAT